TATGCTAACTGGCGACCGACTGGATGACTTAAAGTCAGGTGCTAAAACGCTGGGTAACGCTGAGCCCATTTACTAGCAAAGAACTTGAAAGAAGAACACTGAGAGTAGCAGTGGTACTGCCGCACGCATGAAGGCGACACTGGCCGAAGCCATGGACCGTATGGCAACGCCTTTGAACAAGGGCCTCGCCGATATGGGCTCCTACCTGCTGGACGATCTGAACTTGTCTGGCGCTCAAATGCTGGCCGGTGGCGCTGCAATGGGTGTTGGCGGGTACTACGCCGGGCGCGGTGCCAAAGCTGGCGCCGGAGCATTGCTCAATAAGTTCATGGGTGGCCCTGAGACGTTGAAGAACATCGCCGTGGGTAAAGTATTGGAAGAGGCCACAGGCGTTACGTCGGTGTTCGTTACCAACTGGCCGGGCGGCGTGCTGCCTGGCGGCATGCCAGATCTGCCCAATGGGCCGAATTCCGGCAAGGGAAAACCTGAGGGCTTCATCGCACCTTGGCTGGCTCCTGTTGCACTGGGCGTTAGTGCAACTCAACTGGGCGGTGACAGTGCCAGCGACGATACTGGGCGGCTTCGTGATGCCCAGCGGAGCAAACTCTTGAACGATGGCGAGCGCACCTATCAAACGGCGTTTTACCGTAACCGTCTCGACTTGGCTGGACGGAACCCCAACCAAACCTCTGACTGGCTGTCGTCTCAGGCCCAACGTCTGGCGCACCAGCAAACCGGCATGACAGCCGCAGGCTTGCCTATCGACGGTGCCAATCAGTGGGCCTCAGGCATCGCAAGCCGCGCCGTCACCGCAGGGGCGGAAACCCCAGCGGCCGCAGCACGCCTGCAACGTCTGCTCGACCAGCCTCTGGTCATTGAATTGCGCCTGGACTCCACCATGATCCAGGCCGAAGTCGAGAAACGTACCGACATCCAAATGAGGCGCGGCCGATGAGCTGGGCAGAAACCCTGCTGGACGCATCCTTTCGAGGCGTGCCGCTCCAGGTACTGGACGAAAGCCTGCAATGGCAACGGGCACTGTCCGAACATGGCACGCCCTTTAAAGACGGCGACAGCGTGGTCGACCTGGGCCGGGGTGCTCGCCGCTTCCCCATGCAACTTATCGTCTACGGTGTTAACTACGAGATTGAGCTACAGAACCTGTTGCGGGTGCTCGATCAGCGAGGCCCTGGTGAACTGGTCCACCCGATCTATGGCAGCCTAAGCGTCGTCTCGCAAAACGTCGAGGTGAAGCATGTTGCCGACAGTCCCGACGCCGCCCAGGTCAGTCTGTTGTTTGTTGAGGACACGCCGGACCTGCCATTTTTCGCCCGTCAGTTTGAGTTCGTCGATATCGGGGTGTTGGACCAGGAAGACGCGTACCGCTGGCAGGATGGGATTTTTGACCTGTTCGGTCGCATCGACTCTCTGGTTGGGGAGATTCAATCTTGGATTGGTGGCGGCTGGGTGGGTCTGATCGAAAAAGCCCTGGGCTTGCCGGGTATCTTTTTGCGCGTGCAGCAGCTGCGTTCCCAGATTCTCGGCGTAGTGTCTGGGGTCGTCTCCATGGCGAAGAACCCTTCGGCCGCGTTCGATCCCTTGGTCGACCTGTTCCGCACGCCGACGCAGATCCGCAGCTCCATCCAGGACAACACACCCAGCACGTCGGCGGCGCTGCTGTCGCGCGCTGGTGTTCCCGCAACCATGCCGGGCGGCGATAGCTTGACCACCGACCCAGCGCGTGCGGCCAACGCCTTTTTGATCAGTGCCCGTCAAGGTGTTGCGCCGGACGCGAGCCTGTTGCCCGACCGCATGCCCGACGATCCCGTCGAGGCCAGCGGGTTTGCCCTGGTCGTCCTGGTCATCACCGAACTGGCCGCAGCTCACGCCCAGGCGGTTGCAATCGTGATTGAGGACGAAAGCAAGAAGCCCACCTTGAGTCCGGTTGAATTGGAGGGTCTGGTTAACCTGGTGCGCTCGTTGGTACAGGGCGCAATCCTGTTACACCGCCGCTTGTTCGACATCGAAACGTCCCTGCCGGTGATCGAAGCCCTGCGCAACACCGCCGCGCTGATCCAGGCCCGTGCTCGCCAAGTCATCCTCTTGAGTCCGCCGATGGTTGAGCGCGAAGTCGAATCACCGGCCAGCCTGCGTCTGTTGGCTCACCGTTGGTATGGTGATCACGAGCGCGCTATCGAGTTGATCCGACTCAATCCCGACCTGAAAACGCCGCACAACATTCCTGCTGGGAGGGTGCTGCGTGCTTACGCTGAATGATCCTGTTCCGTCCATCCGGCTATCCATTGGTGGCCTGGCGCACGACACCTGGGACGGCTGGTCAGTTGAATCCGACCTGCTGACCCCGGCCGATGCTTTCGAGCTGGAGCTGCACACCAAGAACGCGACCCGCTTGCCGGATGTGATCAAGGAAGGCGCGTCCTGCACTCTGACGCTGGATGGCGACCGGGTGCTGACCGGCCAGATCGACGAGTTTGAACATGACGTTTCGCGCCAAGGCATCTCGATGCGCATCAACGGCCGTGATCGGGCGGCGCCGCTGGTGGACTGCTCGTCGCCGTTCGTGTCCATGCGTGAGGCGTCTCTGGCGCAGATCCTCGACCAGGTGGTGAAGCCTTTGGGGGCTTACCAGGTTGAGATACGCGCTGACCAGGCTAAGACCCGCCGCCGTGTCCAAATTGAACCAGGACAAACCGCTTGGGAGGCTTTGCTCCAGGTCGCCGAAGCCAATGGCCTGTGGCCCTGGGTGGAGCCGGATGGCCGTTTGATTATCGGCGGGCCGGACTACACCACTGCTCCCGTGGGCGCGCTGGTGATGCGCGAAGATGGCGTCGGCAATAACGTGCAGCGCCTGAGTGTGCGCCGCTCCATTGCCAACCGATACAGCCAAATCACCGTTCTGGGCCAGCATGGGCAATACGCCAATGATGGGCTGGATACCAAACGTTCGCACCTTCGCTCCCAGGTCCAGGACGAAACCTTGGCCCGTCGTGGGATCTTCCGCCCCAAGGTGGTGGTGGACAGCTCCAGCGAGAACCAGGACATGGCAACAACCCGTGCTCGTAAGCTCTTGGCCGACAGCCGCCTGGAGGGTTTCGAGATCCGCGCTGTAGTCAAAGGCCATCGGGCCGACAACGGGCAAGTCTGGACCCCAGGCCAGCGTGTTTACGTGCGCAGTGAGCCTCATGGCCTGAATGACATCTATTTTCTGATGGCTCGCACATTGCGCCTGGCTCGTGGCGAAGGGGCTATCACTGAGCTGCGCTTGCGTGAAGACAAAATGTGGGTGCTGGACGGTAACAAGGTGAAGAAACACAAAGGCAAGTCCAACCCGGATGCGGCGTTTATCCAGATGATTAAGGGGCTCTAATGAGTGTCATGGCGCAACTGGTACGCGACCAGGTATTACGGGTGACGAGCAAGGTTCGCCAGGCGTTCCGTGCCACGGCCGTTAATAACACTCACGGCCCTTTGATTGGTGTCGAGATGCAAGGCCTGGCGGGTGAGTCCGTGTCGGCTGAGTTGGCCCAGCACTATGGCTTCAGTTCGGCGCCCTTGGCTGGTGCGGAGTATGTGGTGATACCCATAGGGGGTAATAGCAGCCACTGCGTCGTGATCGCCAGTGAAGATGGCCGTTACCGACTCCAGCTCAAGGATGGTGAGGTTTCGCTCTATACGGATGAGGGTGACTACGTGCATATGAAGCGCGGCCGGATGATTGAGGTTGTGACTGATGAGCTACTGTTCAAGGTCAAGAACAGAGTGCGGTTTGAGACGCCTCGGGTTGAAATGTCAGCCGATTTGCATGTTGAGGGCGGAATCAAGGCCGATGGGGAGATTGGGGATCATACGCGGACGATGCAGGGCGACAGGGATCTCTACAATGTGCATGACCATGGAGGTGGCGCTAAGCCATCGCCAACGCAGTGAGATTCTGTTATTAACTTGTGTCCAATTCTTCAGGTCTTAGCATATGGATACCGCTTTCTGTACCTTGAATCGCGTCGCGTACACTGGCCCTCAATTTGCCGCTCTTCCTGACGCACAACGCTCTCTATACCGTAGGCACTTGGTATGTGTGAAATGCGAGACGACCGCCTACTTCCGTAAGGAGGCTAAAAGTGGGCAGGGTCCGTGCTTTGGGGCAAGGCCCCACACTGACTGTCCTCTCGCAACCGTTGAATCTGTTCGCGGTGCTGCGGGGGGTGGCGAGCAGGATATTTTGCACAATCCTGGAACACGCATTGTCATTGATGAAGCTCAGGGGGCGGGCACCATTGTCAATGGCGAGCCTGGTGGCAAAGCAGGAGCTGGAAGCGGCGGTGGGCGTTTTACTGGCACGGGCGCTCGTCCAAATGCCGTCTCACATCGCCGCTTACGGCCCTTACTCAAAAATCTGATTTATTCTCCAGCCTTTCGCACATCTGACATTTACGTCGAGTTACCTGGACGAGGGGCCTGGCCAGCCAGTACGTTGTTCGTCAATTTTTCTGATGTCAGCAAGTGTCGGTCACAAACACTGTATGGTTTTTGGGGCGTCATTTATGACACCGGAACAGGCTCTGACGATTCGTTGTGGATCAATACCGGGGACCGGGACGTTGTAAGCATCGTAATTGATGCAGACTTAGTAAATCCCTTCTTGGAGCGCCATAAGATTACTGTTGACGAGTTGGATGGTTCGCACATTTTAGTATTTGGAACGATCTCAAAGTCTAGTAACGGCAAGCAGTACATTAAGCCCGCTAGCATTGCACTGACCGCTCTGAACGACGACTGATTAGTAGAATAGTCAACCATACCTCGCTTGATTGCGGGGTATTGTTTGGGAGAGCGTAAACCTTAAACCCC